TCTCGGAGCGGCTGAAACAGTTGATCCCCGGGGGCATGGGCCAGGACGACCAGGCGATGGCTGCGGTGCAGGCTCAATTGCAGGAAGCCATTGAACAGGTCAAGACGCTGATCCGGGACCGGCAACTGGTCGAGCAGAAAAACACCATCGACGCCGAAAAGGTCGTCGTTGACAAATACAAGGCCGAAACAGATCGCATGGAAGCGATGGCCGATATCGAAAAGGAGAGATTGACGACGGGCGATAGGCCCGAATTTCAACCCCATTCAATCATTTAGGAGACCCTTATGGACGAGACAAACAATCTCCCGGAGCCAGAGGCTGAAGGAGAACTTGTCGAGACGACGACCGAAGCACCCGAAGACAAGGACACGCCAGAGGACGCCACACCAGAGGACGCTACCGAAGACGATACTATCGAAGACGCTACCGAAGACGAGAAACCCGAGCTCAATGTCGTTGATGTCAAGTATGACGGCAAGGATTACTCGGTGCCGCCGGAATTGAAAGACGCACTTTTACGGCAGTCGGACTACTCCCGAAAAATGCAAGACATATCGGGGAAGCGCAAGGAACTTGAGGCAGCGGCCCAAACACTCCAACGCGATACCGAACTGCATAAGGTGCATATCGATGAGGTGGCGACGATCAAGGCTATCGAGCAACAACTACAGGCTTACGAGTCCGTGGATTGGGAGACGGCCTATACCGACGACCCAGTGGAAGCGATGAAACTGGATCGTCAACAACGGGGCTTGCAAGACAACAAACAGCAGGCCCTGGCCCGGCTCCAGGAAAACCAGCACCAGGCATTCGAGCAACAGCGTGGAGAACACGCCAAGTTGGTTGAAGAAGGCCAAACCGTGCTGGAAACGGATATACCGGGTTGGGATGCCGAGATGGCCGAAAAGACCCGTAAGTATGCTTTGAAATCGGGACTGACGGAAACCGAGGCGTCGCGCGTAATCAACCCAGTGCATGTCAAACTGATCCACAAGGCCCGGCTTTACGACGAATTGGTCTCCAAGCAGGCGACCAAGCCGAAGCCCGCCCCGGCGCAACCAGCCGCAAAGGTCAAGGGTGCCCGACAAGGCGGAACGAAAGACCCGGAGAAGATGACAGCAGATGAATGGGTTCGATGGCGCAACAAACAAGTGGCGAAGCGCAGTGCTTAGTTTCGCCGTTGTCTTAATTCCAACCTAAGGAAGTTTAAATCGATGGCTAACACTCTACTCACCCCAACGGCGGTTACGCGGGAAGCCCTGCGTATCCTCCACCAGAAGCTGAATTTCGTCGGCACTGTCCTTCGACAGTACGACAGTAGCTTCGCCAAAAGCGGCGCGAAGATCGGCGACTCGTTGAAAATCCGCCTGCCGAACCAATACGCAGTTCGGTCTGGCGCGACCCTTTCGACGCAGGATATCGTCGAGTCAAGCGTCACGTTACAGGTTGCCACGCAAAAGGGCGTGGATACAACCTTCACCTCCGACGACCTTACGATGGACCTTGACGACTTTTCGGAGCGCATTCTGGAACCGGCGATGTCGGTCCTGGCGGCGAACATCGAAAGCGACGCCATGTCCATGTACAAGGACGTTTACAACCACATCACGGACGTCGGTGCGACCGTTACCGTTTCGGATGTCCTCAATGCGGGCAAGGTGATGACTGACAATCTGGCACCTTATGACAAGCGGACCTTGAACCTGTCCACGCAGGATAATGTGGACTTGGTCGATACCATCAAGGGGCTCTATAACGACCAGACGAAGGTCGCGAAGAACTACCGAGAGGGCCGCGTCGCCAGCAACACGTTCGGGTTTTCCGACATCATGGAGAACACGATGTGGCCGCAGCACACGACTGGTACTGATGACGGAACCGGCGACTATCTTGTCAACGACAGCGGCACGATAGCCGAAGGCTCGACATCGATTACCATCGACTCGGGAGCAGGCACATGGAAAAAGGGCGATATCTTCTATTTCGCCTCTGTCTACCGTGTCCACCCGGAGACGAAGACCACATTGACCCAGTTGCAGCATTTTGCCGTGACGAGCGATGTGGGGACCAGTGCGACGAGCATCAGCTTCACCCCTGAATTACGGAGTTCCGGGGCGAAACAGAATGTTAGCGCCATGCCTGCCAACAACGCCCCGCTTCACAAAAACGAAAGCGATCAGACTACTGATATCGCCGCGAGCGCGGATTTCGGCGTATCTATGGGGTATCACAAGGATGCGTTTGCATTTGCGACTGCCGACTTGCTTATGCCGACAGGTGTTGATTTTGCCGCCCGCGAGGTTGTGGACGGCATCTCGATGAGGATCGTGCGGGACTACGCAATCTCGACCGATACGTTCCCTTGCAGACTCGATGTCCTGTACGGGTATAAGACCGTCAGGCCCGATTTGGCTTGCCGCATCCACATGAACTAAATCTCTCCCGACTCGGGGGCCGCCTTCCTATGATGAGGCGGTCCCCGTCTTTTTTGAGGTGACAAATGACAAAAGTTTTTCTCTACCGGATCGTTGACGGCGAGGTGGAAGCCAAGATTTTCGATGCCGACGACATGCCGAAAAGCGGCTGGTCGGACAGCCCGGCAGCGGCGACGGCGAAACCCAAGCCGAAAGAACGGCCTAAAAAGAAATTGATGTAACGGGCAGATATCATGTCGATCACCACCCTAGCCGAACTGAAAACGGCGCTCGATACCGAAACGAGCCGCAGCGATATTACCTGGGATGATTACATCACCAGGGGCGAAACGCGCCTGAACCGCAAGCTGCGGCTGTTGCAGCAGGAGACGGACGGTTCCCTGACGCTGTCGTCCGGCAATGATTATGTGTCCCTGCCGAGCGATTTTATCGCCCACAAGGACCTGTACTATACGAGCGATAACTGGCAGCCAATCCAGCTTGCCTGGCCCGCCCTGCGGACGAAAGCCAGCACGGCCAGTGCGCGGCCCGATTATTACGCCATTGGTGACAAGATATATTTCGAGCGTAGCGCGGACCAGGAATACACGCTGAAACAGCATTATTTCAAACGCTGGGATTTGGCGACGGACAATGCCAATTGGCTGCTGACCAACGCGCCCGACGCCTATATCTATTCGGTCCTGATGGCCTTCAATACCAGAGCCAAGAATACGCAGGCCGTGGTTGAAAACCGGGCGCTGCTGGAAGAGGTTGTCAGTGAACTCAACATGATGGACGGACAGACGAGATCCCGGGTCAAGATGGTTACGGAATTCGGCGGCGCCGGTTTCGACATCAACAGGGGCTGATCAGATGGTTCCCTTCGGGCCATTCCTGCCTGACCAGGCCGACCTGGGGAATCCAGGCGCCACCATTGCCAGCAACGTCCTGCCCAGGACCGAGGCGAGCTACGGCCCGTTTCCGGCGTTGAGCGCGGTCTCGGCGGCGCTCTCCAACCGCCCACAGGGGGCGGGGTCGTTCACCCAGAACGAGGGAACGGTCCATACCTTCTGTGGCGACAGCGACGACCTGTTCAAGTTGAGCGCGACTAGCTGGTCCAACGTCTCCAAGTCCTCCGGGACGTATACGGTGGCCACGAAAGACACCGTTAATTTCGTCCAGTTCGGGGACAGGGTGATCAGCGTCAACGGCCACACGGACCCGCCGCAGAGCTACGTCATGGGGACCAGCAGCGCCTTCGCCGACCTGGCCGGCAGCCCGCCACGGGCGAAGGTGGGGGCGGTGGTCAAGGATTTCGTCGTTTTCGGAAATACCTGGGACTCGACGGACGGCGCCAAGTCCAACAGGATTTGGTGGGCGTCTATAAATGACCCCACGGATTGGCCGACCATAGGCTCCGCAGACGCCGCATCGAAGCAAAGCGACCGGCAGGACTTGCCGGTAGGCGGCCAGGTGCAGGCTATTGTCGGGGCCATTGGCGGCATGGATGGGGCGATATTTTGCAAACGCGCTATCTTCAAGCTGCAATACGTAGGCCCACCAACGGTTTTCAATGTCCTTCCCGTTGAGCTAGATCGAGGAACGCTGGCGCCTAATAGCGTCGTCAACGTCGGGCCTTTCGGCTTCTACCTCGGCGAAGAAGGCTTTTATATGTTCACTGGTTCGGGCAGTAAGCCCATAGGCGACCAGAAGGTGGACAAGTTTTTCCTGGACGATCTGGACCAGAATTATATGCACAGGATTTATGGCGCGGGCGACCCGCTATCAAGACAAGTGTACTGGGCATATCCCGCCGTCGGTAACACTAGCGGTCGGCCCAACAAGGTCATCATCTACAACTGGGCCGTGGACCGCTGGTCAACGGCGGAAGTGGAGCAGGATTTCATGTTCCGCAACCTGTCCATCGAGGTTGATCTGGACAGCATGGACGGCTACGGGGACATAGACTCCCTCGGCGTGTCCCTGGACGACCCTTCGTGGATCGGCGGGCTGACCATCCTCAACGGCTTCAACGAGGACAAGAAACTGGCCCGCTTTACAGGCTCCCCCCTGGCGGCCAGCCTGGAGACCCAAGAGATCGGCGGAACCGGGCGTATCTTCGTCAACGGCGTGCGCCCGTATATCGACGGCGGCACCGTGACGGTCAAACTGCGCTACCGTGACCAGCCGGTGGATACAGTGACCGAAAGCAGCGAGAACAGCATCGACGCGGACGGACAGGCCCACTTCACGGTTTCCACCCGTTTCGCCAGGGCGCAAGTCAATATCGCCGCTGGTGGCTCCTGGACCCATGCCCAAGGGGTTGATGCGGAGGTTGTCGAGGACGGCGCGGCATGAGCGTTTCCGAATACCCGGTCCCGCCCCTCGACCTGGACGATGCCGACCAGCACCGCAGGCAGTTGGCCCAATCGAACAGCCTGTTGATGTTTGGCAAAACCAACAACGTGATCGACGTGACGCTGACGGCCAGCGCCGCCTCAACCACCGTTACCGACGCCAGAATCGGCGTCAATACGGCCTGCCTGTTCATGCCGAAGACGGCCAACGCGGCGGCTGAAATCGGCAACGGCACCATGTACATTTCAGACACGAGCCGGGTCAACGGCAGCGTGGTCATTACGAACGCAAACAACTCACAAACGGATCGGACCTTCAAGATGGTACTGGTAGGATAAAATGCCCTGGATCGATAACAAATATATCTTCCCCCGTGCCGCTGCGGCCAATATGCAGGAAATATGGCCGTGGCCGTCGCCCGAGGAATCGCCACCGCCGACGCCGCCGTCTATCAATCCGCTATTGAGGGTTAAGCCCCTGCTCCCGCAGCCTGACAACGGCGGGGATTATATGCCCCCGCCTGACCCGTCTGACCCGAGTTATACGGGGCCGGGGCTATTATCGGACAGAGGCACCACACCGGACACATTTGAAGGCGTTGGTGAAACGGCAAGGAATATCGGCAAGGTCGCGGGTTTTGCTGGCCTATTGGGCGGTGGCCCTATTGCTTGGGGTGCCGAGGGGTTGGCCGGTTTATCTGAAATGAGTTCCCTGAATGACGCGCTCTCCACTTACGCTCAGAGAGCTGGTATTCAGAACGTCCCGCAGATTGGCCTTTGGGATGCGATTGCGGCGGGGTTCAATCCGTTTGAAGACCTCCGCGACGTTGCTCAAGGCTATTTCTTTGACCCGAATGAATTAGGTGATGTTTGGTCTGATGCCGGGTTTGATATTACCGAAGCAGAGCCCGAAGAGGGCTTCCCGCCCGGCCCAGGCTTCAACGAAATGGAGCAATATGCAGCCCCAGAGATAGACTGGTCGCCGGAAATGACCTCTTTCTTAAATGAATTAAATGCGGGCGACTACTCCAGCGATGACAGTGCCGGAAGTATGAGTGGTGGTGGCTTTGGCGGCGATTTGGGCTATGGCGGGCCGTCGTTCTAGTTCAACAGGTCCAACAGCACTCGAAATATATTGAATATGTCTAACGGGTTCATCCCAGGATCATAGCACAAAAAGGCGAAGTTGGTTGGACATAATGGCCCATAACATTTTGAGGCTTATCGTTTGAAATTTTGCATCGTCCCGCGAGGGGACGCCGTCGAGGCGGCTTCGCGGGCAAAGCCATTGCTCATCCGGGCCTTGGCACACGGCGGCACGCACAGCTTCCGCGACCTTCAGAAAGACCTGGGCGGCGGCCAGGCCCAGCTTTGGCTGGCCTGGGACGGAGACGGCCCAAGGGCGGCGGCGGTCACGACGCTCACCAATTATCCACTCTATACGGAGTGCCTAATCTGGCTCTGCGCTGGAGACGGCAGGGATGGCTGGGTCCACGGCCTGGAAGGTATCGAAGCCTGGGCCAAGGAGCGTGGTTGCGCGACGGTTGCCATCCAGGGGCGCCCTGGTTGGGAGCGTGTTTTAAATGGTTATTCCAAAAAGGCAGTAATTTTAGAAAAGAGGTTGACATGAGTTCCAGCAGTAAACCCAGCGGCACCTCGACCACGGTGGTCAACCGCGACCCCTGGTCGTCGCAGGTACCATATCTAGAGACAGGGTTCGGCAGAGCGGAGACCCTCCTCGACCAGCCACCGGAGTTCTATCCCTCCTCGACTGTCGTACCTTATTCGCCGGCCACGGAAGAGGCGTTGACGGGCATGGAAACCCGGGCGCGGGCGGGATCACCCCTGACCGGCGCGGCCCAGGAAAACATCCTTTCAACCGTGCAGGGGGATTACCTCTCACCGGAAAGCAACCCGTACTTGACAAGCGCAATGGAAGCCGCCACGCGACCCATGCAGGAGCGGTTCACCCAGGACGTGCTGCCGGGGATCAGCAGCGCCTTCTCGCAAGCCGGGCGGTACGGCAGCGGCTTGATGGCGAACCAGCAACAACGGGCAGCGGAAGCCTATCAGCGCCAGATCGGCGATGTCACCTCCGCGATGGCCTACCGGAATTATGCCGACGAGCGGGCGCGGCAACAGGCGGCGGCGCAGATGGCCCCGGCGATGGCCGAACTTGATTACGGCGATCTGCAACGGCTAGGTGCCGTTGGTGGCGCCCGGGAGAAGCTGGCCGAGGCGGAATTGCAGGAAGACATCAGCCGCTTTGGATACCAACAGGACGCCCCGCGTCAGGCACTGCGTGAGTTCATGTCGACAATCGGTGGCGGCCAATTCGGCGGCAGCCAAACGACGGCACAGCCTCTGTATAGCGATCCTTTCGCGACCGGCCTCGGCTATGCGGGGACGGCAGCCGGGATAGCCAGTAACCTCTTCGGCGGCGGCGAGGGGAAAAGTGCTTGGTCCGGGCTCACAAGCTTACTCGGAGGACGATAGAAATGAGACGCCCCATCCGCGCAACGGCGCCCGGGCCGTTTGTGGCCCCCCTATATCCGAGGCCAGGCCTGTTGTCCACCCGCCAGGACGGTCAAAATGTTTCAGGAGCCCCCCTGAGAGTCCACATCCCGCGTCCAATACCTAAGCAAGGGGGCGTTTGGGACCAAGCCAACAAACCCATTAACGCTTTGCCGCCGCCCATGCCCGGGCAGGCTGCCCCTGGCCAAGCGCCGCTACCTACACAAGGATCATCACCGGAAGCGACTTCCCGCCTGACCTCGTTCGCCAAGGGCCTGGGCGCGTTGGGGCCTCATCTGATCGCCGCCGGGGCGCCGACCACCGACCCAAGCGCACGCGGGAAATACATTTCCCAAGGGGCGCTGGCCTTCCAGAAGGCGATAAGCGAGGCAAAGGCCGCGGAACTCGCTGGGCAGGAGCGTAGGGCAATTTCAAGGATGGCCGTAAAGCTGGGGATGCCCCCTGACGCCCCCACCGCTATGGTTATGGAAGTGATGAAGGCCGGAACGCCGGCATCTATTATTAAAGAATTCACGCAGGCCAAGGCCGCAGGGCTACTCCCCAAGGACATGACTTACCCGGAGTATATGAAGGCGCGTAAGCAAGGCACAACCATCAACTTAGGCGGCAAGTCTGAAAAATGGGGCGACCCGCCGACGGATATGGTCTGGGCGCGTGATTCCAAGGGCGATGTCATTACGAAAGAGGATAAAAAGTCCGGATACCAGCGCCCCATTGCTATTCCAATTTACACGCAAGCCGAGACAAAGAGACGGGAAACGGTTGTAAGGACCGCTGACCTTGTGCTGGAAGACATCGGACGGGCAATGGATATCGCCACCGAAAGCCCGATGTTGACGACTGGTATTGGTGGCCTATTCCTCTCTAAAATAGCAGGCACTCCGGCAGCCGATCTCGAAAACCTGTTGGTGACAATCAAATCCAACATCGGGTTCGACCGCCTACAACAGATGCGCCAGGAGTCAAAGACCGGGGGTGCGTTGGGTAATGTGTCAGATAAGGAGGTCAAGACGCTGCAAGCCGTCATGGGAAGCCTGGAGCAGTCCCAATCCGACACGCAGTTCATCTACAACCTCAAGCGCCTCAGCAACATCTACAACGACATCGTGCATGGCCCGGGCGGGGGGCCGAAACGCCTTAAATTAGGATCAACGGCGAAGGCTTCCAGCGGAGAAATTACAATAAAGAAAATTAATCCAACAGCGTTAGGTGAAGGTGGTGATAGATAATGGCAACCTATCAGATTGAATGGGCGGGCGAGACTTACGAGATCGAGGCACCGGACGATATGCCCGAGGCGCAAGTGCGTGAAAAGTTCGAGGCCAGTATGGCGCAAGCGCCACCGCCGGAAGCGACAACGCCCCCGGCTGACGATTGGCGCGACACCGGGGTCGGCGGTTTCGTGCGCGGCCTGCGGGACATCCCGGACGCTGGAGCGGAATTGTTGGTGCGTGGGATCGAGGCCGCCATCCCCGACGATTGGGGATTGGATAAGTGGGCCAAGCGACAGGTGGCCGATATCGTAAGGATAAACCGCGCGGCGGAACGCGGATATCAGCAAGATTGGCGCGGGGGCCAAATGGTCGGCAAGTTCGATAAGAGCCGCCTGGCCGGGAATATTGCCGCAACGCTCCCGCTTGCCGCCATCCCCGGCGGGGCTGCGGTATCCGGCTTGGCCCGCACGGCACAAGCGGCGACGGTTGGCGGTTTGTCTGGCGCCCTAATGCCGGTTTATGGGGACGAGGACGACTACTGGAAGACGAAAGCCATGCAGACCGGCCTCGGCGTTGTTGCAGGCCCAACTGCGCCATATCTGGCCCGAGGGGCCGCCAGGGTGGTATCGCCCGTCTCGGACGCCGCGACAAAGGTGCTTGCCAAAGCTGGCGTGCCGATGACGCCCGGGCAAATTTTAGGCGGCGCATGGAAGGCGACGGAGGAAAAACTGACCAGCATCCCGTTCTTCGGCGATGCCATCAAGGCGGCCCAACGGCGCGGGCTCGTGGCATTCAACAAGGCGATCGGCAACCGCGTCCTCAACCCCATCGGCAAAACGGTGCCGAAGAACATCAAGGCGGGAGAAGACATGGTGCGCCATGTCGGTGACGAGCTTTCCCGCGCCTATGACGATGTGCTGCCGGGGGTCAACGTCGTTATGGATGACATCTTCCGAAACGACATGGTCAAATTGGCATCAATGGCCGACGAACTCGGCGGCGCGGCGGGGAAACGGTTCAAGGTTATTCTTGAGAATAAGGTCTTTTCTAAATTTAAGGGCGACCGCCCGGGCATGGATGGCCTTTCATGGAAGAAAGTCGAGGAGCAACTCGGGAAAGACGCCAGGAAATTCAAGCGGAGCCTTGATGTTGATCAAGGAGAGATAGGCAAAGCGCTGACGGAAGCGCAGGCCGCGTGGCGCGAACTACTGGCCCGCCATGCGGGTGGAAAGGCGCAGCGTGTCGCCGATATCAACGCGGGGTGGGCCAAGCTGACCATCTTGGAAGATGCGGCCACCTCAGCAAAGGGCAGCGTCTTCACGGCGCCGCAGTATATGGCGGCTGTCAAAAAGGCCGACCCGAGCGTGAGGAAACGCGGCATTGCACGCGGCACCGCCCTCGAAGTGCCAATGGCGCGGGCGGGCGTCGAAAAACTGGCCTCGAAATACCCGGAAAGCGGAACTACCCCACGTGCATTGATGGCCGGGTTGCTGGGTGGCGGTTATTTTGTTGAGCCGGGAACCGCCGTGGCGCTCGGCACGGGGCTCACGGCGGGCGCGGGGATGTATACGTCCCCCATGCAGCGGCTCTTGCAGACCTTCTTGACGAGGCGCCCCCAAGCGGCGGGGATCGTCGGGGGCGGGTTGCGCCGGGCCGCGCCGACGTTGTCGCCAGCGGTCCCGCAGGCCCTAGGCGGGCTCCTCGGAGACCCCCTGAGAATTCGCATCCCAGCCCCTGGCATCGGTCGCGGCGGGCCCTTAGGCGGGCCTGTCGGGCCATAGGTAATGGATGGTGGCTCCCGCGAGCCAGCCGAGACCGTGAATCACCTTCCCGGCCCCTAAATAGAACCAGAATTGCAGCCATTTTCGGAACCGTGCGTAAAGCGGCAACAACA